CAGATAATAGATTGTTTTGACGATGTTATCCAGAAACGGATACTGAAGCTGAATGAGAAACTTGACAGCATTTCTCCTGACAATATCAATTACATCGACTCAACTATTATTGAGCAGGTTGCCATTGTCAACGGTAAAATAAACAATCTAAACTTTATGTATTCAGGCGACTCTATGATAAATAGTGTTGATACATTTAAACTTAATTCTCTTATAACAAAATGCAAGGCAAGGATAATGAGATTTTCTGCACAGGCGATACTCGGTGTTCCTGCTACTGACGGATCGCTGTGCCCGCTTGGCGAATATCTTAACAGCGTAAAGGATAATGAAACTCAGCTGAAGATACAGGTTCCCGAAAGTTTTTCAGGACTTAGGAGCTTCATAATCTGTCACCCGAACCCCGAAGGGAAGCAGTATTTTGCACCTGATAAGAAGAGGAAATTCTGGTACTCAAAGGAAGACGGGTGGATAACTTTCCATTTCAATGGATATTATGTGGAAGAAATTTATATTCTGTACTGGAAATAAAATATGAAGATTTTCAAGAAAGGCGAAATAGTTACAGTGACACTGCTCACAAGGCTGTTCAAGAATCTCAAGAGAAGAATTAACGAAGTCACATCAAGACAAGTTAATGTTCTTACCACAGGACAGGTAATTGATAATGGGAAGGTATGGAAAACATCCGATACAATAATATTAACCCCGATGTCAACCGCCAATGAACAGTTCTTTCAGACATCACTTCTCCCCATTTACACGATAGGTACAGATAATATAAAGAAAGGTGGCAACAGCTATCTTATTTATTATATTGATGAAATTGAAAAAATTGATAAGATAGGAGAACTGTGATGATTCCTCAAATTTTAGCTGGTATAGGTACTGCCGGTTCGATAGTTCAGGCTGGCATAAGCATGGCAAAAAAACCGACATATCCCGGTCCGAGTGCTGACGAAGAACAGGCATTATTTCTCGCAGGGGAAACCGCTGCTGACGCATCAATGCTTGGTGAAGCAAGTGCTGCACAGGTATCCAGAATGGTTCAGACAGGCAACGAGGTTGACTCAAACCAGATACAGGAATTTAATGCGATGTTCAGGAATGTGTCTCCTTTCGATATGGCTAAAATAAGCCAGTCGCTTATTAAGAGATCACTGGATGTCAGGAAACAGACAGGCGAAGGCATAGCATCATTCCTTGATTCATCACAGTCCAAGAACCTTCTTACGAGAGTAAGTGCCAATCAGGGCTATGCACAGATAGCGAATGTCGTTCAGCAGAAGAAGTTACAGGCACAGCTTTTGAAAGAAGACACGGAAGCAAGAATGAATAAACAGTTTACAGATATGATGACGAACATAACAAAAGCAATATCATCTCCCATCCTCGACATAGGTGCAAAAACGGATATGTCACCCGGCATTACCACATCGAATCCGAACGCAGCGGCACAGGTTCAGCCCGTTCCTGCCGCAGCACCAACTCAGCCGGTCGCCAACGAAAGCGATGTTTTGGCAAAACTCCAGACAGCTGGTTTTTCACAGGAACAGATTGAATATTTTATGAATAGTTTAAGAAGCCCCGGATATGCAGGAGCCATTGCATCACCACCGTCTTTTTAATGGAGGATATATAAATGGTTAAGCAGAAAGTAATAGTTGAAGCCGGTGGCGAAGGAACAACGGTAACGGTAGGCAGCGGCACTAAATCCTCTGATGTTATTCCAGCTTCCCAGATGAATGAAATGGATAGGGAAGAAGCGGAAACCGATAGCAGAGTAGCAGCCTATATGAAGACACCTCTCACCAATGTTCCTGCCAAGGGAAAGGATGAAGAAGAAACAGCTACTCCTGAAAAGAAAGGAGATCCTGTTGTAGGCGGTGGTGGTGAGCCTGAAGAAGACGATAAGGAAAAGATGAAAGCCAAAGTCGGTGCACTTATAGATAATACCGAAAGACCCGTAATCGGTAGAACGATAATAGACCCGCTTAAAAAACATATTGATTTTATTGGAAAGGCAAACGAGCTTTACACTAAAATAAAAGAGTTTAACGAAAACCTTCTCGGGGTAGGCAGTCCTGAACAGACGGCTGCTTACAGAGGACAGGTCGGTGGTGATCTCAAAAAAGATTTCAGCGGAGGTATGGTTCAGTTCGATAAACTTAAATACGATCAGGCTCAGGCATTGTCAAGAACGATGTTAGCCTCAGCTCTCGGCGGCATCTTTCAGGCGGCTTCTCCGTCAGCAGGTGTTGTCCAGACAGCTATGGGTGACTCTGTTGCAGGGGGCATTAACGAGATTCAGGCAAGACAGGATCTTGTCGATCAGCAGAACAGGATATACGATGCCAAGAACGCTGAGTATGCTCTGAAATATTATGATGACGCAGTTGCATGGGATAAGGATTACAACCGTCTTTACAATCAGAACGAACAGATAAAGAACACCTTTGCTATCAGTATGATAAAACAGGTGTCCGATAACTACAAAGCCGCAATAGATGATTACAAGGAAATGTATAAGGACAATCTCGGAAAGGCTGAAACGCAGGAAAAAGATGAGAAGACAAGGAATCTTGAGCAGGCTAAACTCGATGCTCAGTGGAAAAAAGCTCAAGCCGAACTTGACCAGAAAGCCAATGACAAGAAGATAGAGTACATAAAACTATGGAACGAACTCAACAAACAGGTTGAAGAAGGAATGCTTTCTCCGGGTGTTCCTGAAAGAATAGCCGGTGTTTCTAAAACATTGGGTATAAATCCTGATTCTTTCACCACAGCACTCTATACCAAAATGTCGCCGAAACAGAAGACCGAGTTTTATAATAAATACGGAGAGCTTCTTAACAACCAGATAGAAACGGGATCGTTCGTTATCAAGTCAGTTTTTAAAAATGGTTTATTTGAGTTTGGCAGAGATGAAAAAGCAAGAGCGGCATTCAACACAATGGCTGCTTTCAGAAAAGCAGGATGGATGATAGACGAAACTGCCGCAAGAACAATAGCCAATCTGATAAAAAATGACACGGATATTCAGTTTAATTCGTCAATACTTTCCGGTAAATACAGTGTAAGTAATCCTGTTATAAAAAGACTTATTAAAAATAACAATTTCATTAAAGGCATTTCAGATAAAAACAGAATAAAAGCTCAGGATCTTGATAAGACACTCGAGTTTCTTAACAAGGTTCAGGACAGCAATGTGGTTACTGATTCAAAGGGAAATGTCACTGTCAAAGACGAAGCCCTTCAGAAAGAAATAGCCGCAGGGTTCTCGCAGTTGAAAGACACAATGAACCTCAAGAGTTTACAGGATCAGGCGATACCTCTGAAAGAAGCTCAGATAATCGGAAGCCTTGTCAATGCAGGAATAGTAAACGAAGTGGGCAACCTGCTCGAAAGCGGTAGCTGGAGAAATACTGCAAACTGGAATACACTCGGACTCAAAGATCCTGTTTATGAGGAAAGAATACAGCTTGATGAACCGCCCAAGACAGCCGTAAAGAAAGAGAAGACTGAACCCGAAAAAGAAGATTAGGGAGATACAATGTATAAACAGTTCATTGAAGAAATAGACATTGAACAGGAAAAGTCCGAATACAAACAGGATGTTGAATACAAGACATTTGAGCGGACATCCTTTAATCACTCCCCAGTAACATTCAATCAGATAATGGAAACGGCAGCTGCTAACACAATATCGAATATACCTGAAATGGCAGCGATAGCTACAACGGCATCAATGGCTGTCGGCATAGCCGGTGCAATTCCAACCAAAGGTGCAGGGTATCCCGTAGCGAAAGCCGCTTCAATGATAGTTGCATCAAAGGTTCTTCCTGGTGTTATGATCGCAAGTGAATACATAAGTGCCCTGTGGAAATCAAAAACGCAACCTGCGTGGCAGTCTAATATTGAGCAGATGACCATTGACGAAGCTCTTGAAATGGAGACAGGCGACATCAGTAAAGGCGTTATTGAATCAATGACACTCGGTAAATATGTTCCGAAAGGTGCTGAATCCACTCGGAGAATGATAGGTAACATGGCAGGCAGTATTGTCAGAGACTATCTTCTTGTAGCAGGAATACCGATACCCGGAAAAGCCGTCATAGAATCCAAGCTCGGTAAAGGTGCAGTCAATGAAATAATGCTCGGTGTCGCAATGACGATGAACAACGGTGTTGAAGATTACAATAAGGCAATAAATACAGGCAAGTCACAGGACGAAGCATACACGATGCAGCAGGCATCAATGATCGGTAACGGGATAGGTTCCATCATAGGGTTCGGCATTCTCCCCCGTCTCCAGAAGATACTTTCCAAAGGAGCATTCGGCGGAAACTCAATGTTCGGTAAACTTACCGGAGGCATCAACCTCGCAGGATACGAAACCACAAGGAAACTCACAGGCGGTCTTGTCATAGACGCAACCGAAAGAGCGAAAGGGAAAGAGATCACCAATGATTATGAGATGACAATGGGTGACGGGCTTGCAATGTTCAGTATGGGGACTCTCTTTTCGGCGGCTCCTTGGGGTCTCGGTAAAATAGTCAAGGCTGCCACATTCCCGATAAGGTATCCGGCAGGCAAGATAGCTGAACGGTTTTCTGAAAGTTCGCAGACCAAGAGAGCTGCAAAAGACATTGCTGACAATCTCACGGCATCATACGCAAAGTCAACTCTAAACGGAGAAGCACAGGATTTTATTCAGCGTGAACTTACGAAAGGAATGGTCGATAATCTTATAAAGGAAGTTGCTGAAGATATTGACAAAGGCGTAAATAAAGATAAAGCTATCATGGAAGCGTTCAGGAGACTGCCGGGCGAATTTACGAATGAGAAGAACATAAGAAGCATATCGGAGGTTTTCAGAAATGTCATTTAATAGAGACAAGGTGCTTGAGCTTATGGGCGGAGAGCAGAAGTTTGATGACGCTATGGATGAAACATTTACCGAGAAGATCGGTGATGAAGGTCAGCTTCTTTTTGTTCCTCCCGACAGAGGGTTCAATGAATTTTCCGATGAAGATGTTGACAGCAATTCCAAAGCTCTTCTTCCCGGAATGGAAAGAGAAATGTTTTCAGAAGAACGGACAAAGATAAAGACAATGCTGGAATCAATATTTGAATCGCTGCGTGACCCGTCAACTCCTTCCGAAATAAGACTTAACCCGCATTGCGAAATAAGCATAGATGACGAAGACATAGATGCCATACTTGAATCATACCTTGACGGACTGGAGGATTGATGAGTAATGTAAAAGGACTTGTTGCCGTTATGAAAGTTGTGGGTAAAAAGCTCGGCAAAGGTATGGATGATCTTGCGGAGAAACTTTCCAAGAGTGAAGACAATCTTATTCAGAAACTCGGTAACGAGATAAAGGAGACCAGAGAACTCAAAGCAGGAGACATACTTGCAACCAAAGCCGAAGACCTTATTGTCAAGGCAAGTGATATAGTAACCAAAGACATTGACCCGAAAGTCGCAGAAAGGTATATCAAGAAATCCGCAAAAGCCATAACCTATATTGATCAGGCTGTTGATGAAATAGTTATGAGCAAATACAACGGTCTTAAATCTGAGTTGAAACTTGCGGCAAAGGACGAGAGCCTTGCGGTCGATCTTTCAAAGAAGATAAAGAAGAAATTCGATATAGATGTAATGCCTGAAGATTTCACCGATTATCAGGTTGTAAGAGACAAGATACAGGACGGTGTGAGGAAGCACATATACGCAAAACAGATAGCCGATAATGTTGCCGAAATAGTAAGTTACAGCGGTAACGACAGACTCAGAGATATCATTGCCGGAGCTATGGGAAGAACACCGAAGTCCATCGAAACAGCCATAAAGAACGGAACCATAGATAAGGTGATAGCAGGAGCGTCATCGTCACAGATGAAGAAACTTTACAAGAACACCTCTGTTGCCGTAATAGCATCGAGAAGAGTTGCAGGCAAGACACTTGAGGATGTTTATAAGTTCGGGGCAGTTGATCACATGACTGCTACCATAGGCGATAATATCAGCACGCTTTATGATGTTTTCAAGAAGAATAACAATGAGTTCGGTATGAATGCGTGTAAGAAGATGCACCAGTTCATAAGAAGCCGCAACACCATTAAAACAACTCTTCAGAAAGTCAGAGGCGACCTCGATGTCTTCAAACAGATGGAACCGCTTAAACAGCGTAACATTGCTAAATACATTGAGAACAGAAATCTCAAGGCACTTGAAAAGCCTGTCCCGTATCAGGACCCTTCTGGCGTTACCAAGTTTATTGAGATGGACGGTGAGCTTGCTACCAATCTCGGTCTTTCGCAGGACGAAGTTCTTCTTGCAAATAAGATAGGGAACACGGCAAGGATACTGAGAAGACACGAACACTTTGATTACATTGCTAAATCAGGCAAGGAACTCGAGGACAATGTTCAGGAAACCCTGAGCCTTATCGACAATGCTGATCACAATAATGTTCTGTTTAAGACCGATGATTTCAGCGATGATGTGTTCGGTGATTACGGTCCGAACTATTTCCCGATCTCGATAAACGATACACATAAGGCCGCTGTCAGAGAGTCCATTGAAAAAGCATATCCCGGTATTTACGACTTCAACGACTATGTTCAGAAACAGTCCGCATACCAGAAATCAAGAAGGGTGGGATCTCAGGCGGTGCTTGACGAGAATAGGAACGATGCTTCAGTTGAGCTTGACAGATATTTTGACAGCTACCTTGACGCTAACACGAGAAGAGCAGGTCAGGCGTACATTGACAATATCGGAAAGTTCGCAACAAAGTTTGACCTTATGAACAGCTCAAAGAAGAACAAACCGGAATTTCAGGACTATTACAATTCCTACAAATATCTGCTTAACCATATTGACCAGAGATGGAAAACAATATTCGCTCCTCAGACTCAACCTACCAATATCTTTACAAAAAGCATAAAGAATATCACTGATATAAATACACCGTTTGCTCTTGGACAGAGCGTTACATCGCTCATACCTGGAGTGACAGGAGATCTCGGTGCGGTAGCTGAAGGACAGCGTATGCCCGCATTCAACTATCTTCAGACGATACCCACAACAGCAATGTTTAAGGGGATAATGCCTGTTCTCGGTGCTATGAAAGATTCGCCTTCCTATGTTCTTGCATATCTTCAGGCAAAGAAGATAAACGGACTCGGCAAGAAACTCACAAATAAGTCAACGACCGAGATAGCGATTGATCTCGTAACACAGAAAATAAAAGATCCCGAAGTAAAGAAAGCGTGGACAGATTACTGGAAATACGAGAACCCTGATATTCTTATGCACTCTCTCTATTCTATGGACCCGAGGATACAGAAACTTCTTGACGGTGTTGCGGTATTTTTTAAGATGTCCGATATTTCAGCAAGAAATGTCGGGATAGCGGCATCGGCTACATTCGCAAAAAGACAGTGGATGAATAACGCTGACGGGATAACGGGCAAGAGTGCTAAAGCCATTGACAGACTTATACAGGACACGCACCTGTTCGAGTTCAATTCTCTTGACAGGGATTATATTCTTGAAGCCGCAAGGGATATGCCTGAATTTGTTTCAAGATACGCAAGGATGTCAGTTCAGTACGAGCTGTTCAATTACAGCAGATATTTTAGACCCGATATTGTTGACAAATACCGCCCCAACTGGTTCGGTTCCAGAGCACTCAGGTTCGTATCGTGGAACATGTATTACACCAATCTTCTCAGGGGTGTCGCAAGATCGTATGAGCAGGGCGACAAAGAACCTTTAAAACAGGCTGGCAAAATGGGGATAATGTGGTTCGGAGCAATGTCACTTGCACAGAGAACGGATAACGATACGCTTAATTCATGGGCTTCATACGGGCTTGGAAGAACTCCGCTTATAGGATCTGCTATCGGCATAGCCACAACACCGTACAGGGAAATGTCAGGGATAGTAGCTCCGAGCATAGCTACGGTGGCGGCAACAGGCATCTATGCAGCCGACAAATTAAGTGATCTTATTTCAGGCGGAGAAGGCAAAAAAGATTCTATTGACTACGCTTGGGAAAAAACTTATAATTTAATGGAAAGACAGCCTGTTGCAAGACCGTTCATTGAAGCATACGATAATCTTTTTGGAAAGGAGGAATAAAACAATGCCAAGAGCACAGACAATCAATGAGATGACAAATGGCGTTCCACTGAACTTTGTTGACGGAGTTGCGAGCAAGAAGGTAATGGAGAATGATGTTCAGGAAGTTTCATCGGCAGGTGTAATAACGCTTGCTAAAAAAGATGTTTCCAGATGTTCAACTATGGAGTTCTGGTTCATAGCTTCTACTGCCACTAAGAATCTTGCAGGCGGTGACACGCTTACCGTGAAGTTCTACAAAAGGGCTGACGGGGTTGACTACCTTGCTGAAACTCTGAGTGTTACAACGCCGTCTGTCACAGCTCTTACCGCTGTTAAAGTTGATGTTGAACCTGTGAATGCTCCTCTGGAATCATATGAGTTCTATACAGTTGAAGGAACAATAGCAGTTCCTTCAGGAGGGACGGCTAAACTCCTCGTGGGAAAAAAGTCGCAGGGCTGATCTCAGAAAGCAAACCGCCTTTCAGCTCTGCCTTACTAACATGGTTAGGCGGCAAAACATACGACCCCACCACACACACAATTAAATCCCGCCTTACACCTGCATATAACCTTACTCTGAAACAGGGGCTTTGTGCTAACTTTAACGGGACAAGTTCTGAGTGCTCACTTGCTTCAGCAATAGATCTCACAGGTAATTGGTCGATAGAGATTTCATTTGCTCCCGCTGTTTTGGATGTGGCACAGTATCTTATTTCAGAAGTTGTCTTATCTCCGACACGGAGGTTTTATATTTTACTTGGAGCAACCGGAACAATAGCACTGCAAATAGGAACAGGCGGTTTGGTTGCGATTTCAAATGCGTTGACAATAGGCGTTTCATATACTCTCTATATGTCATACAGTTCGACAACAGGAATTATTACAAGCAAACTGAGAACACGGTCAACAGGTGCTTTAACGGATTTGACAGACTATACGGTTGAAGGGCTCGATGCAACCACAGGAACTTGGAGAATAGGCAGAGCACCGACAGCAGGTTGGTATAATGGCTGTATTCACGAACTTACGATATGGAAATCCACAAAGACGGTTGCACAAATGGACAGCACAAAAACTGATGCGGAATTGTACATACCTTTCAGCGGTTCGGTTCTGGATATTACAGGAAAATACACAGTCAATTCAGCAAATATTACATACGGACACAATGATTATTCAACTTTCCGTAGTGACGAATACGGTTTTGCAGTTAAGTCAGGCGAGATATATCCTAAACTCCTTGACGGCACAGGTTATGCAGGGCTTGTCGGTGAACCCGATGCAGTCTATCAGGGACTGATTGCAACAAAAGGACAGCCCGAAATAGGCACAAAACAATATTTAGGCACTGAATATGATTTCGGAGATGCGGCAGCAATAACCGATGCGGGTGTAAGCTGGGATGAATGGGATGGTAAAGATGATAATCTTGATACAGTCGGGACTGCTGAAACCGATCTTGACACTGATTATTACAATGCAATTACAGCAAGCCTTATGACCTGCACTTCCATTGCAGGGTACGCAGGGACAAGCAATGTTTCAAAGAGACTGTTTTTTAAGGTTGCTGATAGAGTTATGAAAGATGATGGTTCATTCCTTGCAGAGTCTGGAAGGGTTCAAGAGATTATGGTTTACAAAAGAGATTTGACCGAAGCGGAAATTTTACGGGTTCAGAAATATTGCAGAGAGGTTACAGAATGACACGGATAAACACAACTCCAGAAGTAAAAGACAAAGCAGGGGTTTTACTTGCAAATGATATACTTGTGAAATCTCCGAATGGTCGGATGTTTCTGAAAAAAGAAAAAATCTATGATGAAAAGTTTATCCAAGCTGTAATAAAAAAAGATGTTGAAATTGTCGGGGGAACTACTCCAAAAGTATGGAAGGAGTCGGCAAAAGGAACGCTTGACGAAAACGGTAAAACATACGAAGAAGTTGAGATTGCAAAGCTGACAGACAAGGACAAATACAAAAAAGATATAACTGTAAAATCTGAGGGATAAGATGACTGACCGTGACTTTATGCTTGTTCTGGAAAGCCTTGATAAAAGACTCCAAGAGGGTTTTATGAGTGTAAAAGAACAGATTAAAACCATTGAAGAAAACAACAGAGAAAAAATAAGCGATCTGAAAGCGTGTCACACTCAACACGATAAACGAATAAATAAGCTTGAAACTTCTTTAGCGTTCCAGATAGGTAAAATATCTGCAATATCAGCACTTATAGGTGGACTTGTAAGCATAATTGTTGCGATAGTGAGGCAATATGGCTGATACAACAAAAGCAAATGTATTGATAATAGCACCAGAATTAAGCGATGCAATAACTAATGTGGCTAAGGTGGTCAGAATATCCGTAGCTACATTATCAAATTTGCAGGTTTATTCTGTAACTATTAACGGCACTACTTACGCATATACAAGCGATACAACGGCAACAGCTATTGAAATATGTGCAGGGCTTGTATCTGCGATCACTTCAACCGCTGTAACAAAAGTAGATAACCTTGACGGCACTTTTGACCTTACGGGTGCGATAGCAGGCACGGACTATACATTAAGCGTGTCAAGTAAACTTTCTGCTGATGTAGTAACCGATAACTTTAACGGTGACGGTCTTTTTAATCTCATCCTTGCCGATGTCATTGAAGAGATCGACACACTTTCAATTGATTCTGCAACACAGGAAAAAGCACAGAGATATTTGACCGCTCACCTTATAGCGTGTCAGACTTTCGGAGGTGCAACTGGTAATGTTAAGAGTGAATCAGTAGGTCGTGCAAGCGTTACTTATTCAGGCGGTGATATGTTAGACCCTGATATGTTATCAAAGACACGCTACGGGGCTGAATTTTGGCGTATATGGAAGAAACACAGAGTTTTAAGGGGACTATGAGCGTAAAGGAAATTAAATATCCTAAAGCCGACAAGCTTTTAAACGAACTGCTTAAAAACAGCAGAGTAGATGCAGGATATTTTGAAGGTATGGTAGACTCCGAAGGATTTGCTTTACCTGACATAGCTTTTGTAAATGAAACAGGAACGGCAAAAATACCATCCAGACCTTTTATGACAAGAGCCATTGAAACAGCCGAAAAACAGATAGTGGCTTTTGCTTATGCCGAAATGAAAAAAGCAGATTATACAGCGGAGCGGTTTTATAAAAGGTTAGGTCAATTCCTTGTTGCAAAAATAAAGGAACAGATTAAAACCTCAAAAAGCTGGGCTACTCCAAACGCTGATGCAACGGTAAAAGCTAAAGGAAGCAGTCAACCCCTTGTAGATGACGGAACATTACTTAAAAGTGCAGATTTTAAAGCGATTCATAACTCTATGTTTAAAAGGTTTACATTATGAGTTTATTTCAGAGATTAACTTTGACGGTTGCGACATATGCGAATACACTTAACACCACCACAGGCGAATATACTAAGCTTCCTACACTACGCAAAATCAAGGCAAGTGTGCAACCTGCCGACCCCGAAACTCTTGAAATGTTGCCCGAGTTTGACAAGGCACAGAAGTATATCTTAATTGTTACAGGTGATCTGGTAGCAGAAAAAGAGGTCGTGGCTTATAACAGCGAAAATTACAGAATTATCAAAGTAGATGATTTTAGAGATATGGGTTTATTGTCGAAAGGATATATACAGGCAATAGGGGTAAGAAATGTTTAGCACAGCACAGAAGACCGCTTTAGTTACTTATGCTAAGAACGCCACTGGTTTAAGTAAAGCTATATGGGCTTTTGCAAATGTTGAGCAGGAAACACCGCCCTTTGTAACACTGGAGATATTAGGCATATATGATGCAGACGGGAACAGGTCGGAAACTTACAAAAAACATAAATGGGTATCTATCCGTTTTAATGTTTTTACAGTTGACGGCACACACCTTAGAAAATGTTCAGAACTGCTCGATTATGCCGATGATGATGACCACAGGTTGGCTTTAGCAACAGCCGATATAACATTTATAAGTGCATTAACCGATGTAACCAATGCCACATACCTCGAAGGAGGGGTTTATCGTGAAAGAGCCTTTATAGATATTAGATTCGGTGTGATATTTGAACAGGTTGACCCTGCTCTTTATGTAGAAAGAGTATCGGGTGAAATCTTAGGACAGGAATTTGATGTAACTAATCAGGAGGATTAAATGGGAACTAAAATTAAGAATGTAGTTGATGTAGCTTTCAGCATACGGAATGTGCCGAAGGGCGGTGATAGTTGGTCTATTCCGCTTGTATTCGGAACAATTAACAACAATACAGCAAGAGTAACTGACATTACGAGCACAGACGATCTTGCAGATATGGGCATAACGCTTGTAAGTCATCCTGCTATTTATAAGAGCGTAATAGGTATGCTTGGTCAGGAATCAAAGGGCGGCAGGTCAGTTAGTCTTATTAAGCTTGGTAACAAACTTGAAAATGATAATTGTGAACAGTCAGTAGTTTTTGATGCAGACGGCTCAGGCGGAACTTTTACACTTACACTTGGAACGGAAACAACAGCAGGCATAGCTTATGATGGTAATGTAGCGGCAGTTAAATCGGCACTTGAAGCACTTGATGCGGTAAGCGAAGTAACGGTAACACTTAACTCAGGCGGAACACAGGTAGGCGACAAAGAAGGGTTTACAGTAGAATTTACAGGTGCAGATGCCAACACCGATTTTTTGACAATGACGGCAGATGTATCTTCACTTACAGGCGTAACCACTGGAACAGTAACAAAAGTAATGACAGGCGGAGCGGTTGAAACTTGGCTCGAAGCTTATACTAACATTAAAGCTTCTGACGAGTCTTTTAAATTTGTATTCCCTTCAATAGTTGAAAGCGGAACAGGCAAAACAATCACCGAGCTTGTAGCTTTACAGGCACAGATTGAAACAGAGCCCCGTTTGGGTTGCTATTGTGTAAATGATGCTAATACAAAGGGTGCAGACGCAGGAAGTACTTCACTGGCTAAACAGTTTTTCACCCTCGCTTATAATTCGTTTGTGCTTTATTCAAACGATACAGATGCAAACGGTATGGCTTGTCAGCTTGGTGCTACATTGCCAGACCGTATTTATAAGATCAACCCTGCATATTATCCGCTTAGCGGTGTTGTAGCCGATACTCTTACAAGCTCAGAGATAGGGTATATCGTAGCGAAGAACTGTAACAGAATCGAAAATGTAGGCGGATATACTCTTATGCCGGCTGTTGACCTTGTAGCAGATAATGGCGGCAACAAAGGCGGAGTGCTTAGTTCAGGACAGTATCTTGATCTGGTAGTTGCTAAATATTACCTTGAAGAAAAAGTAAGCGAAGCGGTTTATCAGCTTTTGATAGATAATAAGAAAGTGCCTTTTACACTTACTGGATTTGAGATGATACGATCAAGGATATACAACACAATGGTAGAATACGGTGACGGCATCGTTGACCTTGCTACTATCGTAATTACTATGCCTGATTTTGAAACATACTCAAGCACCAAGAAAGGTCAGAGATGGCTTGACGGTGTTGAAGGAACTGGAACACTTGCAGGAGCTATTAATAAAATTCGTATTTCATACAGCTTGACAATATAAGGAGGATTAAATGGCAACAAGAACGCTTGACCCTAAATCTTATGTGTTGCTAGTAGGCGACCAGAGAATTAGCGGTATCAATTCAGTGAGCGTAAGTTTCCCGAATGATGAAGTGACCATAATTGAACACCTTGACGGTTCTGTGACCTTTGCAGAAGGAACAGTCCCCGATAAGTTTGAGCTTACGGTGTCGGTCGGTTCAGCACACGCAGGGAACAACATTTTAACAGCGGTAAAGAAGTCTAAGACTTTTGCACCTATTACTTTTACAAACCTTAGAGGACTTACAGCACTTGCCTGTGTTAAAGCAAGAGTCATTCTTGTAAGCTTCGGACAGCCCGAAAGCGGAGCAGACACACCAACCGAATGGAAGATCATAGGCGTGGCAGATGTGGTGAGTGCAGGTGGTGAGGTTGATTTTGAGATTAACCTTGATGCACTTTTCCCACCGATAACCCCAGTATTTTAAGGAGTAACTTATGAATATAGGAAGCGTGACCGTAAAATGGTATAAAATACCGTTGATACAGTTGACCAAGTATTTCACATCATATCAGGGTTTCCAGATGAAAATGATGAAAGGAATGGATTTAAACAGCTTGAGCGGTGAAGGGCTTGACAAAGATATTCCCGTTGACAAGTTGATTGATTTAGCATCAAAAGCGTTTGAGATAACTCAAGAGCCGTTTTATGACGGTATGAAAAAACTCTTTTTTGATAACTGTATGATTGAAGGATTCGGTCACGCTTCCGACCCTGTTGTTATGGAACAAATGCTTGAGAAGGAAGGGCTTAGTTTTGAGTTTATCCTTTTTCAAGAGGGGGTTAAGTATTTTTTGGGGGAGTCTTTAAAAAAAGTTGGAGAACAAGGAAAATTACTCCAACTGGACAAGGATATACAGACACAGAAGCCAACACAATAAATTGGCTGTTCTGGTTACCTATTGTGAGGAACTATGCGAGCTTTAGCGATGTCAACTCAATGGACTTATCGGAGTTACTTGAACTGCACGAAGCGATCGGATATATGGACGACTGCCAAGCTTATGAAATGAGGAAAAAATGAAGATAAGAGATTTTCTGATCGGTGTAGGGGCTCAGGTAGACAGGAGCAGTTTTAATCAAGCGGAAAACGCCACAAAGAACTTGAAAAACGGACTGTATGCCATAACAGGAGCATTAGGGGCTTTAGCAGGTGCAGGATATATCGTTAAAAGGTTCGTTGATGATGTTGCAAAGGTAGGTGACGAAACAATTAAGACAGCCCGTAATTTGGGTGTAGGTGCAGAAGCTTTACAGGAATGGCAGTATGTCGCAGGTCTTGCAGGTGTGCAGGCAGGTGACTTCAATAACGCTATTAAATTCTTACAAAGAGGCATTGCAGAAGCAGGCGAAGGCACGGGCACGGCTTTAAAAGGTTTCGACAGATTAGGCATAAGCGTAAAAAACAATGATGGAACGCTTAAAAGCTATGACCAGATTTTAAAAGAAGTAGCAGAAAATCTACCTAAACTAAGCGAAGCTGAAAGGGTTGCAACAAGTATGGATTTATTCAGCAGATCAGGTTCAAAAATGATCGGTATGCTGATGCAGGGCAATGAAGAGATACAGAAATTCAGACAAAGAGCACAGGATTTAGGAATCGTTATGACCGAAGATATGATGAAAGCAATGGAAGAGTATAACGATAGGTCAGATGACTTTAAAAAAGTTACATTCGGAATGAAAACAATGATTGCCAATGCTTTAATACCTTCAATGACAGATTTTGCCGTAACCCTTACAAACAGCTTAGTGCCTGCTATTAAGTGGATGAGGGAAAACTCAGAACAGCTTAAAAGCACATTACAATTTGTAGGTAATGCATTTTTATGGGTTGCAGGTGCTACCGCTTTGTGGGGATTGGGAAGTTTAACAACTGGTATTATAGGGCTTACTGCTAAACTTACTCTTTTAGGGTGGGCAGGTATAGGGGCTTTTGCAAAGATGCTTGTTCTACCTTTGCTTGTTGGTGCAGGAATACTTGTTTTAACTGGTTTGGTTGTCGAATTATGGAACGCATTGACTACTGATAAAAAGACGATTTTCGGATATATGCTTGATGATCTTAAAAACATAAACGAATACTGGAAGTCAGAGTTTGACCCTATGATAGATAAGCTTCGTAATATTATGGGAACGAGGGGCTTTGCTGATTATGCCGAAGCTATGCAGAAAGTCCCCACAGTTCAAGAGTTACAGAACAGGGCAAAGTCAAGTATGGCAACTATAGCCGAGATCCCGTCAGTTAATTATGCAACGGTAGTCGGTTTTGATAAATTTGCTTCGCCTATGCCTTCAAACACAAAAACCATATCAATAGGAAATATAAACATTACCGAGCCCGTAGATGTTGACAAAATGAAAAGCTTTTTTGTGGATGATTTCAGAGCTTTTACTAATTCAATGGAAGGTAACTAAATGGCTGTTTTAGTAGTAAACCCGAAATATAAACCTTACTGGATTAAATTTGATGCCTTTGCTTTACAGGGCTTGACAATGGAAAGCCATAACTCTACTTCTACAATATTTCAACATCCTATTGACTACGGTAAACAGGGTTTAAGTGATGAAGTTATGAATAACACTGCAACCTATTCAGCAAGTATGTTTATTGCAGATACGCCACAGAGCTATGGTGAACAGTTTAGAAACTGGGGCAAATTTCTTAGCGGTGAACAGGGTGAAAGGTTATCAGAGAGCGTATTTAATATCCTTAAAAAGTTACGGGGCGTGTTGGTAGATGTTGAAGAAACATATACTGGAACGCTTAAAAGTATGATGATAAATGAAGTATCTGCAACCCGTGAACTTGAAAAGGGCTTAAGAATAACCCTCAATATGCAGGAGGTCTTTTTTGCAGAGTCAACTAAAACTGAGGAATATCGCTCAGACCCTTCAACCGATGTAGGCAAGAAAACAACTGCTAAGGCAAACAAGAGCAAACCAACCGAAAAAGAAGCAACCCCTGCCGAAACAGAGAATGTAAATGAAACCTTTTTAGGCGGTGTTTACAGACGGAGAGGATTATGAGAAAACTAACAATGCCTAAAAATACACCTCATTTTACAACCCGTTTGACAATAGGCGGTGAGAACTTTTCCGCTGTGTTCAGATGGAATCCTAAAGCCGAGCGGTGGGCTTGGAGTCTAACCGATTCAGATAATAACGAACTGTTTAAGGGTGCTTTTGTTTCCCTAGGTGTGAGATATGCCAGATTATTTGTAGGATTCCCAGAAAATACTGAGGTTGTTTTTATCGGTGATGAAAAAGACGATACTTTTGAAAATCTTTATATGGTGATAAGTGATGATGCGGGAACGGAATTTACGAGTTAAACTGATTAGCTTTCCCGATACAGAGGAAATGCTTTTTAGTCTTAATAATGCCGTAGTTTACGAAATATATAAAGATTTTGCAATTGACTTTTCCGTTAAAAGATCAAACGGCATAGACCCTGACACAGCCGATATAACTATCTGGAATATGGAAGCACCTGACATATACAGCGGTAACAATTCACAAGCTGAGATATATGTAGGGTACGGTGATTCCGAAACCCTGCTTTATAAAGGAGATATTACAGGTATGCGACATATCAAACAGGGTGCGGACAGAGGTATTTACATCACCTGCGGTGATACAATAACAGCAGGACTTGCACAGGTATCTAAAGGATATGCCGAGAATGTAGATTACCGTAATATGATAAACGACATATTTGATTCGTTTACTAAGGCAGGCGGTGAAGTTGTCGCAGGTATGAAGGACAAAATTTACGATGTTATACAGGGTAAAAAAACCGTGTCAAGCGTAGTTTTAGACACTGCTAAAAAATCACTTGCCGACATACTTTCAAAGACCGACAAAAAACCCCTATTCCAGAATAATCAGTTATATGTAGTTGACCGTATAACGGGTGCGATAGATGATTTTACTGTAATACTCGACAGCTCTAACGGGCTTATAGGCACGCCAGAAAGGGGATTCGCTTTTGAAGAGATCGATGACATTATAATAGTAAACAAAAAAGAAGTGAACAAAAAGAAACTTGTTAAAACTGAATATTTATCCTTTACCTGCTTGATTATCCCCGATATAATCGTAGGGCGTAGGGTGAGAATAGGTGATTTAGGTGACTTTGTGGTGCAGAGCGTGGCAGTAAAAGGATCTACAAAAGGTAATGACTGGTTAATGACCTGTGAGGCAAAATGACAATAGGTAAGGAACTTGAACGGATTTTTGACAAACTCAAAAGCCAGATAAAAGTAGCCATCCCCTGCGAGGTTATTAAATATGACCACACTAAACAGGTTGTAGAAGTAAAAACAGAAAACGGTAAAATAATTCCCAATATCCCTATATTTCAAATGACTAATAACGGGGTTAGCGGTTTATTTGTGCCTGTATCAAAAGGGTGTTACGGTGCTTTACTTTCCTTTGATGAGGACTTGTCGGCATATCTTAATAACGCAAAGTCAAGCTATACAACCAGAAAACACGATATAAGCGATTCTTATTTTATAGCAGGGTTCACACCTAAGGGAAGCAGATTAACGCTTGCAGAGGGCAAATGTGGTCTTAAAAACGACAATATGAGCGTTATCTTACACGCTGACGGTAAAATAGAAATAAAAGGAACTACTCAGGAAATGGTGGCAGTATTGTCAAGTGCTTTAGGGAATATCAAAACATTGATAACGGGAATAAAAGCATTTACGACCGCCACAAAAAGTGCGTCTGTTGAAACTACTCTTGCCCCTGCTTCAACTGCTTTAGAAACAATTGCAATAACAGCAGAAACGGCAATAAATTTAGACAAAACTAATCTTGACACTATGAAGGTATAATATGAACTTAAAAACTAACGCAGATGGTGAATTGATATTTACTAACGGGACTTTTGAACTGGTTACAGACCGAGAGTCAATAGCTCAGAATATAAGGTCAAATATCAGGACTTGGAAAGGTGAATATTTCCTTAATAATCTTTTAGGCGTTGACTATATCAGAGGATTTCAGAAAGGTCAGGACGCCTTTATGCGTATATCCATTAAGCAGGCAATACTTGAAACGGTCGGAGTAGTAGATATAAGCGAGTTTGAATATGAGTTATCGACAGATAGAACTTTAACAATAAGTTGTAATGTGCAGACACTTGAGGGGACAATCCCTTATAAAGATGAGGTTGTAATATGATAACAGCAAAAACTTTCCTTGAGCTTAAAAATGAGATCGCAGAGGATTTAAGAACAAATGTAGATGTAAATGTCAATTTGTCGCCTACTGATGTTATCGGTCAACTGCTTAACATAACCAGTTTTACAGCGAGCGAGCTTTACGATGAGGTTGAGCTTGTGCAGAATAACAACACCATCCTTGCCGAAGGTGATGCTTTAGACTTACAGCTTGCTCAATTAGGCAAAATAAGAGATAGAGGGACAAGGGCAAGGATAACGGATTTTACAATAGTCTGTGACGGCTCTTGCACACTTGCCACTACTGATTATTTTCAAAACGCTGAGGGGTTGCAATTTAGACCTGTTAAAGCAGAAACTTATGCAGTAGGCACACACCTTATTGATGTTGAAGCAGTTGAGATAGGTTCTATCGGTTCTATTTCTGATGATACGGTTGATGAAATAGTAAGCCCCGTATCAGGTCTGGCAAGTGTAACTAATTCAAGCTCAAGCAGTTTCCAAGACGGCAGGGATGTTGAAACAGACGAAGAGGCAAGGATAAGAATACAGTCAGAAAGCAATTCAAAAGAATACACCGAAAACGCTATTGCTAAAGCTGTTAAAGAAATAACAGGCGTAAATAACGCAACGGTAATTGATGACATACAGAACACACGGTTTGAGGTTGTAGTAGATCAAACAGACACTTCCGCAGATGTAGATACCGCTATTTGTCAAACGATTGCTTTTGTCAAACCTGCGGGCATCAGGGCGTATAGCGGAGCAACATCCCCGAATAAGATTGAAAAAACAATCACCATAGGTAATAAATCTACTGTGAATATTGAATATTCCAGAGTTGAAGAGGTTAATGTTTATACTGCTTTAACGACCGTGCCGACACTTACAGGAGATCAGAAAACAGCACTTAAAGCATATATTAAGGCGTGGGCTGATACACTCGAAGCAGGTGAAGATTTAGTTGTATATGGAACCAATTCACTATTTACAACGGTTGCAGACTGGACGGGAACAGAGTTTACCAGTCTTGCGGTAACAGTAAGCACGGATGATGTAACTTATAACACATCAAATATTGAAGCAACGGCACGGCAGGCAATAAGAATACCAACAGCAAGAATAACGGTAAACCCATAATGAGCGAATTAAACATAGGAAAAGTAATAGTTGATGCAACTAAAACCAGTCAGGTTGTTGTAAATTATGCAGACACATCAAAACCAGATACTTCGACCATCATAAGCAACAGATCACAGATGACCGCAACGGTTGACAGTATCACAACGGCTTTTGAAGCAAGTAAAACCTATTATTATGATGAAAATGGTGGCTTATCAATAAGCAATGAAGGATATGGAATAGCTGGGTTTACTGATGCTGACGGTGTTTTTACAAGCTATTCGATAGTAATTGAAATTGACGAGACTATAACACTCACAGCGGAAGAAGAAGGCGATATAACTGGAGAACACTCAGGCGGAGAGGGGTATTTTGTCGATGTTTATTATCGAGTTTCAAGTCCAGAAGGTTCTTGGACACTTTTTGACGAAGATGTTGAAGTGCAGGGCGATAATACTTGGACAGCAACAGGTACAGTCGCAACCGCAGGAACTTATGATTTTAAAGCAGTTGATACAGTTTGTTCGGCTTGTCAAGTACAGCTTGACGATGTTGTTGTGGCAAGTGGCGTAGCATTTCTTGGCAAATATCAGTTTAACGATGGCGACACCTCATCATATAATTTGTTTTTTGACATCAAATATGATGCCGATGAAGAGTGTTTTTTTGTTGCTGGTGAAACAAGGAAAGATAATTTTTACAGTGGCGGCGTAGCTGAAACTGCAAAGAATAATCCGTTTGTTATGCGAGTTGAGATGGACGGAACTGTAACTTGGTGCAAGGTGGTCAGAGCAGACACATTTACATTGCAATACAGTAATGATTTCAGAATTTATATCAGCCCGAATACAGAAAAAATATATGTGACATACAATGCTTTTCATAAAACGACAGACGCAAAAATGTTTAGAATCGATAAGGACGGAGCAAACTATACTGAATCAACTAGCATTGCGTCAATGCGGTCAACAATGATAATCGGAGAGATTGGCTCAGATATTATTCTGGCAAGCGAAAGTGATGGCTATGCTTGGATACATAAAATACCAAATAACTTTACAGGAGTAACAAATTTTACCAGGATAAGCTCAAACGAAACAAAAGGGTATAGATGGTCAGCTGGTTACGCAATACACGCAAGACTTGGGGCTTCAGACACGCTTTATTTCACAGGATGCACAGAGCAGGCTAATATACAAGTTGCGAAAATTGCAACAGTATCTTATAGTGGCGGGGCTTATAATATGGCGACAATGGCAACAAGTGTGTCAAAAAATACTGGTAAAAATTACCCGCTTACCTACCATATCTGCAACGATTTATTGCATGGAACGGGTCTTACACAGTACAATGCGTCAGGTACTCATATATATGAAAACGGAACAGATAATATTAACAATGGCACAGACAATGTATATTACAGGTGCATGAAATATGATTCAGATTTTTACGCATCGTCTCGAGGAAGCACAAAATTAACAAAGTTTAACGGCGCGTTTGCTTCGCAGTGGGACAAAACCCCTGCTGATGCGGTATTTATTTCTGAAGCGATTGATTTAGGCGATTATGTTGCAGTTGCAGGATATACGACTTTAAACGGTGATTTTGATGGAAACAATCCGAGTAATGCAACAATAAACGGCATAATATATGTCATAAATAAAAATGGTACAGATATATGAATATAACAATAACAACACCCAACAATAGTAACACCTTCTTCGTGAAAGCAGACGGTTCTGATTATATTCAGTGTCCAGTTGCTGAGGCAGAGGGTATAGCAGTCCTAAGATATATCCCAGTGGATGCAGACAGTGTTGAGGGTGAGGTATATGCAATAGGTTCAATCTCAGTATCAGTATCTCCTCTGACAGTTGTTGACGGAATGAATTTCATAGTGTCAGGAACATCGGTATCTTTGAAAGGTAAGACAATCAAGATACAGATACTTGACGGAGCAACTTGGGTAGATTGCACTGGTACGGCTGTGATAGCATCTGACGGTACTTGGTCAGTGACAGCAAACGCAACTGGCATAACAGCAGGAGCGACAAAACTCAGAGCTGTTGTGGGTCTGACATTATCATCTGAAGAGGACACCACTTTTGAAGAAGTCTGGATAGCATTTGATGCACTCGGAACTATCACAGCAGGAACACCTTATACTCTTACAGGTAGAAGCAACCGTATCGGATTGCATCTTGACATATCTCAGAGAGTCAGCAGTCCAGAAGGCTCATGGACATTTATTGGACAGGCAGCTGTACAGGGTGATGGCACTTGGAGTGATGAGGTTACTGTCACAGATGCTGGTACTTTTGACCTGAGAGTTGAAGATGCTGATGATAGTAGTGTGTATGACCAGGTTGATGATGTTGTTGTGGCAAGTGGTGTTTCAACTGAAAATTTATTTGTGACCTGTCTCCTGTATACTCCAGAAAATCAATTCCTGCTAAAAAGATTGAAGTCTGATTTAAGTCATGTGTCAAAACTATCAACCCGCGGTTCGGGCGACAATCAGTTTAATGACCCAGAAGGCATTGCAGTTGATGATACATATATTTATATCGCTGATCTATCCAATAACAGAATATTGAAATGGTTAAAATCAGATTTAAGTTATGTATCAAAAATTGGTAGCAGTGTTGACGGAGACGACAATATGACGAGTGTTAGGGCAATAGCAGTTGAACCCAATGATTGGGATTAGGGAGCACAAATGATAACAACTGATATAATAGTAACAACTCCAAAAGGTAAAAAATGATAGCAATACACACAGTAAATGGAACTAAATATTTTGGGGTATATGATAACGCTGGAACTTGGACACAGTCAGATGGTGTAAATCTTGCCACAG